TTCTCGCGATCATTGACGAGCATGCGAGCGAATGCGAGCGCATCCTCGAGCCTGGTACAAGTCTTCACGCGCTTGTCGTTGTAGTTGAAATCGTAGTACCAGACGTTGAACTGCTTGAAATCGGTCATCGGAAAAACTCCTTTTCTGTCTCCTCGTCTTACGAGATATATAATAGCACTAACTATTACAAAAAACTAGTTGAAATTGTAACAACAGTCGTTAAAATAATAACCAAGTTCCAACAGACGAGGGAAAGGATCGTCATGAACAAGTATGAAATCGAGGCCCTGTGGAGGGCACTGTGCGCTACCACGTGCAAGCCTGGTACGCATGCACCCTACGATAGCGTGTGCGTGCATAATAGAGTGGTCTACGCGACGAATAGCTACGTATTGCACCGTGTCGAAGGCCTCTTTCAGTCGGGTATGATCTTTCGCGCTCTTCACGGAAAAGAACTAGCATATATCGACCGTACCGACGTCCTGGACGGCCTGCTGAAATACCGTCCCGATAACCGCGAGTTCGCGAACATGATTCCCGACTACGACCCCGCGAAGCTCATGCTCGCGCTGCGAGCGCATCGCGCGCTCGGATCTACGGTGAAGTTCTATAGCGGTGCTCGGCGTGAGTATGCGCCCCTGGTCATCGTGAGCAAGACGATCACACCCAATGAGCCGGTCATCATCACGACCGTCATCCAGGGTGAGAGGAACGGATGGAAATAATGAAGTGGTACGAAACCCCGTTGACAGTCCAGTGGGACAATGCGCTCGACGATAGTTATTACTGCTATTTTCAGCGCGAGTAACTTCGGCGCACTTTTTAATTACAATATCGTTAGGCTTACGGGACTCGGCAAAGGGGCCGGGTCCCTTTTTTTCTGCCGGAAAGGAGGCAATGGAATATGGACGTCAAGGCAATTATGGATCTGGTGAGCAACGTGGCATTCCCTATCGCAGCGTTCGTGATGATGTACTACAGCAACACGAAGACTATCGAGGAGCTTCGCAAGACCATCGAGGAGAACGGCCTGATCATGGCCAAGCTATCCGAGAAGCTCGACAACCTTATGACTAAGGAGGTCTAGTTAATGAAAGCAAACCGCATCGAGCGGAAGAAAGGCGCGGCACTTGCCGCGTTTTTCTTCGTGCTCATCGTCGCATTCGCAATGCCGACCGGCGCGTATGCGTATCAGAGCGTCGACCGATACGTTAGCAACGGACACGGGTATCTGAATGCCTCTTATCTGGTAGTCCATGAGACCGCTAACCCCGGTGCGAGCGCCTACAACCACACGTTGATGTGGGCTCGTGATGATACCTATGCGGTGCATCACGTGATGGAGCTAGACGGCTCGACCGTGTATAACACGGTGCCCGAGAACCGCCTTTGCTGGCACGTGGGTAACGGAAACGGGTACACGGTCGGTATCGAGCTCGCGCACGCCACGAACGTTTCCGACTTCGCTAAACAGTGGTCCGAGGCCGTGAAGTGGACTGGGGACGAGCTCCGCGCTCACGGTTGGGACACGTCCCGCCTGCTGTCCCACTACGAGGCCGCTCGGCGCTGGGGCGGCTCCGATCATACCGACCCCAACGGCTATTTCCGCGCATACGGGAAGACGTGGCTCGAGTTCAAACAGGCCGTTGCCGCATATCTCGGCAGCGGATACGTAGCGCCGATCGCGCCTACCGACGGCAACGGGGGCACGTATCACCCTTCAACCTCCGCGACTCGCGCGGCTTTCCCCAAGTCAACCGGGAAGAGCGTGAACATCCACTATGCGCTCCATAACCGCTATGGCGCGTGGAACGGGGCCGTCACCAACTTCAACGACAGCGATTCCGATGGATTCGCTGGCATGCCCTACGGCTCTCACGACATGCTGATCGCATGGGTTGATGGCGGAACGCTTCGCTACCGCGTCCATACCGAGGAGGCCGGCTGGCTTGATTGGGTACAGTCTGCCAACTACAACGATTCCGTTAACGGCATGGCAGGCATCTGGGGTCAGACAATCGACGGTGTGCAAATGTACTACATTACGCCCAATGGAGAGTACAAGCAGGTCTACTATCGCTCACAGGACGTCGCGCACGCCGGATACTGGGACGAGGTGTGCGACGATGGATCTACCTATGGCGGAGACGACTACGCGGGGATGTACGGTTATGCCCTCGACCGGCTTCAATGCTATGTATCCGACGGCACGCGTCGATAAGTGAAAAATTATTGCAATAACCGTTGACATACAAAGCACCCCTTTCCTATAATGTCCATGACAGCAACGGGAAGGGGGTGCATTTATATGAGAAACGATAAAGCAGCGCGCGGCCTTATAGGTCGAACGATTCGTATCTGTCATTGCATCGGAAATACTTTTGATGACGGTAAGTTGGTCGATTTCGAGTATGACCTTATTGGCGGTTACGACGATCCGGTAAAGGCCACTAACACGCTTCGCAGACGATTTGACGACCCGTTTATCTCAATTACAAGGGTCGAAGTCGAATCAGACTACTATTCAATCCCGATAAGTCTATTTCTGGAAGTCGCAGTCAACTACGCAAATGGAAGGAAACCCAATTATGACTAACGAAACCACCCAGCTCGCACCTATGGACAACTGCACCGACCTCTACACCCCCGCAAGCTACTCCAGCATCAAGGCAAACGACACCGCGACCAGGAAGCTCGTCGTCAACGCGATGAACAACGCCAAGTCCCTGTCCGACCACGAGGGCGAGACACTCAACGTCATCGGCGTGTTCACCAAGCCCGGCATCCGTCGCGCCCGTGACAAGAACGGCGTCGATATGCCCTGCACCAACACCACGCTCGTATGCGAGGACGGCACCGCCTACTTCTCCCAGTCCGAGGGCGTCCGCAACGCAGCGGATAACTTCATGGCCGCGGGCCTGTTCGAGGAGGGCGAGATCGTCCCGATGAAGCTCGTATCCAGCAAGCTCCCCAACGGAAACACCCGAAAGACGCTCGTGCTCGTCTAGTCAAGACTTAACCCCCAGCTCCCGTTGCTTTAATATCAGGCGGTGCGGTCCAGGCCGCACCGCTTTTTTATTTTGGAGGTCGAGCCCTATGGCACGTGCGAAAAGGACATCGGACGAGGTATACAACGCGCGACGCCGCGCCAAGCGACTGCTGGCGCGCCTGGAGCGCGAGGACGTGAGCGGCATGAGCACGTTGCAGAGACGGGCTCGCGCCGACTACATCGAGAGCGTGCGCGAGCAGATCGCGCAGTCCTACCAGGGGACGCGGCAGGTTCGCCAAGTCTCCGAGGCGCAGACACGCACCAAGAGGGCCGCGGAGCGCCTCGATCGCATGACGACCGCGCCGCGCAAGGCGAAGTCGCGCGCCGCGAGGTCGAACCTCATATTCCAGCGCCAGATCAACCTGGCGCGCTCGGGCGCGCCGAGTACGCTCGGCGAAGGGGGCAAGGAGGCCGTGTCTGTCTTCTACGCGGCAACGCGCCGGTTCTGGCGCGGCAGGGATCCCAAGGAACGCAACAATCTTATCATGGAGGGTTTGGGCGTCACGTCGCTCGCCGAGGCCTACGACCGCGTTATCGGGGCCAACAGGAAGGCGCTCGACAGCCTGGTGTCGTCGGGTGCGCAGACGTCGCTCGTCGAGGGGTTGACCTCCGAGAACGAGGCCTTCTACGGCGAGGTGGATTTCGATGCGGAGCTGACCGGCTCGGCGGTATGGGCGTCCAAGATTGCAATGTTCGGTTAGGAAAAAAGGTGCGGGGATGGGGTTCAAGTCGAAGAGGCCGGAGTTTAGGGTAGCGGCGAGCTACGACACCGAGACGTGCAACATATGCACCGACCGCGCGGAAAACACGTGGCGCGCCTATCCCGTGCTCTTTATCGTGAACGACCTGCGCGGGTGCGACCTGCGCACCTATGAGCCCGGCGCGGGGCATATCGGCTTCTATCGCCACGAAGCCGAGATGCAGGCCGCTATAGACGAATATATCGCATGGGGCGAGCGCGAACATTGCATTCCGATCGTTTGCGCCTACAACCTCATGTTCGACCTGCAACCCCTCATGCACGACCTCAATGCGCGCTGGGATATGGAGGTGTCCGCGCAGAGCGCGACGAGCGCCTATACCGTGGACATCGTGCGCGACGGAAACGTGAAGCTACGTTTCTGGGATACCTTCTACCTCGAGATGCGCGGACTCGCGAAGATGGGCGAGGCCGCAGGACTCCCCAAGGCCGAGGGCGATTGGGACTACTCAAAGATCCGTACGCCCGAGACGCCGCTCACCGAGGATGAATATTTTTACGCGGGTCGCGACACCGAGGTCATCCCAGCATATCTGCGATACCTTCTCGAGTCTAACGAGTGGCTTCGCCCCGAATGGCTCGGCGTGCGCGTGCTGACCAAGACGTCGCTCGTGCGCCAGGCGGGCAAAATGGAGACGGGACGCCTCCGTATTCCCAGGGCGAAGGGCAGGCCGATCTCGGTGCAGGCCGCTTTCGAGCGCATGTGCGCCGAGGAGCTCGCGCCGACCTATGCTCAATACGCGCTGCGCAAGGCCTGTTTCCGGGGAGGCTTCACGTTCACGAGCGCGCGCTATTCCGGCATCGTGCAATCAAACGTCTACTCGATCGACGAGACGTCCGCGCACCACGCCTACATAAACGGCCATATGTGCCCGGTTCATTTTCGCGGTTTGCTGCCCCCCGTCTTACAGTCCATGGCCGAGAACGTGTGCGCGACCGGCCTCGACTCGGCGATGCGCCACTGGGAGGAGCCGTTCGGGTGCGCCTTCCACGCCCAGATACGATTTACGAACATACGTTTGCGTGAGGGGGGCGCCTTCGCGTGCTGGGACGTCGCGTTGCTGTCCGAGGCGAAATTCAAGGCGAAGGGCCAGCTGGGCGATTGGGGCGGGCAGGCCGACCGCGACGGCGTGACCGCAGTGCGCAGCGCCGGATATGTCGATACCGCATACAACGGGCGCTTCGCATTCGGAAAGCTGGTTTCCGCAGACTCCGCGATCGTCAACGTGTCCGAGCTGGAGTTGTGGTGCATAAGCCGGGTATACGCCTGGGATGGGATGGAGGTAATTTTGGGGGAGGGAACCATGTCATTTGTCAAGCCGCCCGATTACGTGACGTTGCTGTCTAATTTGTTCTACGCCCGAAAGAACGCGTGCAAGCAGATCTTGAAAACCTATGAGACCGGCACGCCGTACGCGCCGGACATTCCCGAGACGATCCCCGAGGGCATCGCCGCGCGCATCCGCTCGGGCGAGATGGAGCGTGCCGATCTCGAGGCGTACTACAACTCGACCGTCAAGGGCATGTTCAACTCGATTTACGGCATGGAGTCGCAAGACGTATTCAAGCCGGGATATAAGGTCGAGGACGGCGAGATCTCGGTCGACCGCTCGACCGTCGTGTCGCGCGAGACCTATGAGGAGCATTACGAGGACGCGAAAAACAAGCTCGTACTCTATCCGCACGGCCTGCGTATCGTGGGAGGCTCCCGCATGGCGATCGTGGCCGCGATCGAGCTCATATACCGCACGCTCGGCGAGCGCGTGCGCGTGCTGGGCGGAGACACCGACTCACTCAAGATCTCGTGCGATACGGACATCACTGCGAACGACCTCATGGACGCGCTCGCGCCGTTCCACAGGGCCGTCAAGGCCTCCATAGACTCGTGCATGGGGCGCATCCGCGCCAACTTCCCCGGCTACGCCTCGACGCTCGCGGGCGTCGGGACGTTCGAGGTCGAGGGCGAGGCCTACCCGCTCCATATGGACGCATGGAACAAGGCGCGCGTGAGCTGGGACGGCGAACATGCGCATATCACGTGCGCGGGCCTATCGCGCCCGACGGGTATGTACCATATAGAGAACTGGATCGACGACATGAGCTCCGATCACGGTTTCGCCGAGGTCGCGCCGCGCGTGCTCGGATGGGGCGTGCGCGTGTCGCAGAGCGTGTGTCACGCGCTCGAGCACTACCGCCCCGCAGCGGCCGACGTGCTTGACATGGACGTGATCGACTATCTCGGCGTAACCGCGCACGTGAACGCGCACGAGTCGATAGCGCTCTATCCCTCCGACCGCGTGCTCGGCGATTCGCAGAAGGGCGGCAACGCGCGCACCGTCGCATATATGCGCGAGCGCTACGGGCGCGTCGTGGACACGACCGAGCGCGTCATCGACTACGACGGGACGCGCGCGAGCTACACTTATCTGGATGATGAAGGGAACGAGATCGAATGGTGAACCTGAACGACGGCATACACTACAACTGGGAGAAGACGCTCAGCTACAACGCCGATATCACGATGGTCGTCGGCGCGCCGAACAAGGGCAAGACGTACGGCCTGCGCGCCTACGCGCTCAACGCGGCGATAAAGCGCGACGAGCGTTTCGTCGAGGTCTGCCGCACGCTCGACGAGCGCGATAGCGTGAAGAAGGGATATTTCGACAAGCTCGTCGCGACCGATGATGAGTTCGGAAGATACGATTTCAAATGCGAGAACAACGAGTTCAAGTATCGGCCGGCCGACGCCGAGAAGGGCACGCCGTGGAAGGTCTGCGGGTACGTCGTCGGCTACGCCGAGATGCAGGGCACCAAGAAGAGGACGTTCACCGACGTCAAGAACATCATCTTCGACGAGGCGATCATCGAGAACATCGACGCGACCCACACCTACAAGCGCAACGAGTGGAACATGCTCGCGCGTATCACCGACTCGTGCGTGCGCGAGGACCCCTACGACGGGCACCGCATCAAGCCCCACGTCTTCCTGCTCGGCAACGCCGTCGACCTGCTGAATCCCTATTTCGCGGCGATCGGCGTAAAGGGCGTGCCGAGGTTCGGCTATACGTGGTACCTCGACAAGATGGTCCTGCTACATTACGTCGAGCCGGACGAGCACGACCGCTACCGCATGGACAACACGCTGGCCGGGCGCATGGGCCAGGTTACCGGCTACACGAAAGCGACCTACGCCAACGACTTTGCAGAGGACGACCGATACATCGCAAAGAAGCCCCCGCGCGCCAAGTACGTCATGGGATGCGTCCATATGGGCGAGAGATACGGCATCTGGGTCGACATGAGCGAGGGGTACTACTACGTGACCGGGAAGATACCGAGAAACGCCGAACCGGTATTCGCGCTCACGAGGCGCGACAACACGCCGAACCGCATCGCCGCGCAGCGTGCCGTCAAGACCCTGCGCGTCATCGTCCAGATGTACTACGAGGGGAGCGTGCTCTTCGACTCGGTGAAGGTGCGCGAGGGTTTCCTGGACGCGATGTCGCTCTATGGCGTAAAATGACCTCGACGCCGCGACGACTCGCGCGGCAGGCGGCGAGTAGGGATGATTCGGGGTGGCTACACCGTTCGGTCGGTGCCCGAACCCCGCACGACATGGCAGCGTGTTTCAGCCGCACGCGTAAAGTTTCGCAAGGCGTTATATAATGGGCGCGATGCGCAGGCAAAAGCCCGTCTGCATCGCGTCCTATTTTTATAGCTACAGAAAGGAGCTGACATGGACGAGGACGAGAAGCCCGAGACCGAGGCCGATGATCTGACCCCGGACGAGCAGGAGATCGAGGGCGAGACCGACACGTCCGGCGAGGAGGCGCACCGCATCGGCGAGTTCGACGACCTGCGCGACCGTCTGGAGCGCATTGAGGGCACGCTCGGCACCATCACCGAGACGCTCGAGGCGATGCGCACGACTGCGGCCGCTATCGACATCGACAACGGGGCGGACGTGGTGGACGTCGACGGTGACGGCAACGCCGACATCATCGCCGACGACAACGGCGAAATCGAGATTCCCGATTACGACGATATGGACCTTGACCTGTAAGGAGGTTATTCAATGGCAACTGACAACACCACGATTGCGGGCCGCGTGTACCTGTCCGCGACCAACGATTTCCAGCAGCGCGTGCCCGACCCGACCATCTCGGGCATCGACGCGACGAGCAAGTTCCTGTTCAAGCCGAATAACGGTCGATACCTCAACGAGTTCATCGACGCGTACGTGAACCGCATCGGTGACCAGATCATCCACAATAAGGAATGGGAGAACCCCCTGCGCGTCTTCAAGGGCGCGACGATGCGCTACGGGTTCAGCATCCAGGAATCCGCTTTCAAGTGGATCAAGGCGCACACCTACAAGGTCGACGACGCCGTGCTCGAGAAGGTGAACGCGCCGGAGGCCGCAGTGTGGTACCACAGCGTCAACCGCAAGGACCGCTACGACATCTCACTCGAGTACCCCGACCTGCGCCAGGCGTTCCTGGACGAGTACGGCCTGAACCGCCTCATCGACGCAGTGCTGACCGTGCCGCGCAACTCGGACAACTACGACGAGTACCTTTGCATGCTCAACCTGATTGCATACTACGAGCACAACTGGGGATTCTTCAAGCGCCACGTGAGCGCAGTGCCGACCGACGAGGCAACCGGCAAGGAGTTCCTCAAGGCCGTGCGCGCCTACGCGACCAAGCTCGAGTTCCCGACCGCGCTCTACTCGCCTGTGTCCGCCGAGTACGGTATCCCCGTGTTCGCCAAACCCGACGAGCTCGTGCTTCTCATCACCGCCGACGCCATGGCATCGGTCGACGTCGACACGCTCGCGGGTATCTTCAACCTCGACAAGGCCGATATCAAGTACCGTACCGTCATCGTCCCGAACCTCCCCGTGCCGAACGCCTTCGCGCTCCTCACGACGGACGCCTTTTTCGTGTGCCAGGACGTCGTATATGCCAACGAGTCCTTCTACAACCCCGCGACGCTCAACACGAACTACTACCTGCACCACTGGGAAGTCGTGTCGGCTTCGCCGTTCGTCCCCGCGATCCTGTTCACCACGGACGCCGCGACCGATATCCCCACGCTCACGCAGGCCGTGACCGACGTCGATATCACTGCGGCCTCCACGAAGCTCAAGCCGGGCGAGACCACGCAGATGACCGTCAAGCTCGTCGGCACCGTCACGAAAAACGACCTCGGTATCGACGTCGAGCCGAACGCCGTGACCTGGAGCGTGAGCGCCGAGACCGCTGCCGCAGACGGTGAGCCCATCGCGCTCAATACCGCGACGCGCGTCGACCGCCTGGGCGTGCTCCACGTCCAGAAGTCCGACCTCACGGCCGGTAACGTCCTCCACGTGACCGGTACGACGTCTTACGTCAACCCCTCCGGCGCGACCACGCTCCATACAAAGACCGTGGACATCACGATCGCCTAGCCTATAATCGTCAGTGCAAGGCGCCGCGCCCCCGCTCATGCGTGAGCGGGGGCGCTTTTCTTTTAGGAGGTAATATATGAGCGATTTCCCGAACCTCGATAACGTCGACGTGTACCGCTACGACAACACGCTCGACTATTCCCGATTCAAGCCGACCGCCCGGCTCAAGATGTGCAACGTCCCATGGTGCGGTGACTATGACAACGTGGTGAAGTTCGACGACGACGACGCACGCGATGCGTGGTTCGACGCGCTCGAGGGCGAGACCGTCAACCTCGATACCATGTTCAATATCAAGCCCGACGGCGCATCAAAGGTGCCGATTCCGGTAACCTCGGCACAAGGGTATAACTATCTCGTGGTGGACCTCCCGCGCATGACGAGCGACGCCCGTCCGCTCGCGTACGCGGCCGGGGAGCGCAAGCGCCGATATTGCTATTTCATCCAGGACGCGCAGCAGCTGTCCCCCAACTCGACGCGCCTGATCCTAACACTCGACGTATGGACGACGTATATCAACGATATGCAATTCGACTATGTGTTGCTCGAGCGCGGGCACGCCCCGGTGGCCGCGTCGAGCGTCTCCGACTATCTCGCGAACCCCCGCGACAACAGCGCCTACCTGCTCTCCGATGATGTCAACACCGGTGGCGAGCCGTTCGTCGAGCGCGCGCGTGCGTACAGGAACTACAGCGCCGAGACGCAGCGCGCATGTATCGCGACATACGCCGACCTCCTAGGAGACCTCGGAACCGCGTCCGCTCCAAAAGTACCCGCTATCTCCGAGCCAAGCACCTCCGGCGTACTCGCGCCGCGCGTGTACTCGGTTGCCGTAGGTGACCTCCAGCCGTTCCTGCGCGCGATCGAGTCCAACGCGCCCTGGATGAAATCGACGCTGCTCGGCGTGTTTTTCGCGCCGTCCGACCTGCTCACGCAGGCCGCGCCGTCATCGCTTTGGGGCATATCGATAACGATTCTGAATGCCGTACAGAAGATCGAGCCGTTCATGCAGCCGGGCGTGGCGGATTTCGGATACCCCGATGAGGCCGCAGGATTCGCCAAGCTCTACACATACCCCTACGCCGCGATCCGAATCGGTGACGAGCGCGGGCAGACCTCGACGGTGCGAATCGAGGACCTCGGCGCGAACGGCATCGAGCTCGCGAGCGCCGTGAACCTCGTCATGCCGTACATCTCAATCGACGCGCGCCTGCTCGGTATCGCGGGCGCTACGGATTCGCTCACGTTCCAGACCATCGAGGGCCGCACGTACAGCTACGGCGGGGCATGGGGCAAATACCTAAAGAGCTGGAACCTCCCCGTGATGCAGGTTAGCCAGAGCGCCGCGAGCCGCGCCGCGTACACGACCGTCTACAACCGCGCGCACGCGCGCCTCGCGGCAGACAACGCGCTCGCATCGTCGCTCGCGTCCAACGCGACCGCGAACACCAACGCGAACAACTCGGCGAAGAACGTCACCGACAACAACGCCGTCAACACCGAGGCGAACACCGCAGTCACGGCGAACGCAAACGACTGGGCGTTGACCGGAGCCGCAGCCTCTAATCAAAAGCTCAAGAGTGATTGCGATGCGGATAATGAAACCTCTACCGAAATGAAAGGGGTGCAAAACGAAGTCATCTCGATCACGACTGCAAACAACAACGCGTCCGCAATTGCGAGCACGTTGGGATCGGTCGTAACCGGTGGCATCACTGGAGGCAGCGCGGACAGCAAGAGTGCAGCGATCGGGGGAGTTGCGGACCTCGCGGTATCAATCCCCACTGCTAACGCCGCTGCGGCGATCTCGCAAACGAGCAATTCCCTGGCTGCGGTCTTGGCACAGACGAACGCAATCAAAAAGACTAATAATGCAGCCAAATTTACAGCCGAAACATGGAGAATCCAGAGTAATGCGAGCAACATCGCGACCACGCTGCGCAACGAGGCGAGCACCAAGGTAGCGAACAACAACGCGGGCGTCATGCGCACCAACGCGGGCAACACCAAGGCAACCGGCGATGCGAACGCCAACCGCGCGTACGCGACCGCAATCGACGCGATCTCGGCGGGCCTCAACCAGGCGGGCGTCGCGGCCCCGGCGCAGTTCGGCGCGAATGCCAACGGGCAGTCGGGCGCAACCGCTCCGCGGGCACTCTTTGCCCAGGTCGTCACGCAGCGCGAATGCGACATCATGAACGCGGCCTCGGCATTCGCCCGCTACGGATATGCACTCATGCGGGAGTTCAGTATGGAGCGCATGCAGGTCATGCGCCATTTCACTTATTGGAAGTGTTCCGAGGTATGGTGCAGCGGCAACGGCAACGCGCTCGAGGGCGCGCAGGGCGCAATCAAGGATATACTTATTCGTGGCGTGACCGTCTGGAGCAAGCCGGAGGAAATCGGTCGCGTGAGCATCTACGACAACCTGTAAAGGAGGCATCATGGCAGAGATTGACCTTAACGCGCTTCTCAAGGCCGAGACCTATCAGGGCATGACCGACGAGGAGATCGACGCGATCATCGACTACAAGGTCGAGCGCGCCAAGACCGACGCGACCATCAGCAGGGACATGGAAGCGCACCGGGTGATCATGAAAGAGCTCATGGACGCGCAGTCTAAATCCAGCGCGGAAGTGCTCGCTTCGTTCAAGAAGGCAATCGACACGCCGACGATCTATAAGGAGGTGGGCGCATGAGCAAGGGGCGCAGGGGTTACAAGGGGCCGCGCAAGTACAGGCCCGGCGCGCAGCCGACATATTGGCAGACAGAGGCATACAATCAGCAGCTCTTCACCATGTTCCAGAACGACCTGATCGAGCTGGCGCTGTCGCGTTTCCGCTGGCTCAACCTCCCCGAGACCTGCAACGAGCGCTTTCTGGAGTGGACGCTGCTCACCGAGGGCGCTGCGACGCTCGCGTACCCGAATGCGGGCACGACGCTGCTGTCCCTGCGCGCCGTGCAGCAGGGCGCTCCGAACATGTACGACGAGCCGCGCGCGTGGCGCGCGATGGGCATCACCGGCAAGACCGACTTCATGTGCAATTGGGACAATGCCGTCTGGGTCTGGGAGAACCGCACGCGCTACCCACTGCTCGTGAAGATTAACATCTGGGCGCGCGAGCTGGCCGACATCATGCGCACGAAGCAGATCAATAGATTCCATATGCGAATGCCGTTCGTCATCAAGGGCAACCAGGACCGGACTTTCGACGTGCAGAACTTCTACAAGGCGATCGCGAACGGCGAGCCATTCGTCTTGGCATACGACAATTTCCAGGACATCCAGACGGACGCGACCATGCCCGAACGCGCCAAGGAGTATATCGGGGACAAGCTCCAACAGGAATGGGCCAACACGTGGGACGCCATCTACCGCGAGCTGGGTATCGACTCAATGCCGTTCAAGGAGGAGCGCATGATCGAGGACGAGGTGAACTCGACGATGCAGCCGACCGAGCTTGCGCGACTGTCTCCGCTGTGGACGCGCCGAGCCGCTTGCGACAAACTGAACGCGCGTTTCGGGGAGCGCCTGGGGGCGCCGGTTACCGTCGTCTGGAACCGCGACAACCTGTCCAGCAACTACGATATCTCGCACCGATACGACACGATGCTCGAGAGGGGGTAGGCATATGTTCGATTTTCCCGAGGTGAGTAACGAGCGCTACGACTATATGACGATCACGCTCGGCGAGTGGCACGAGCTGGGATTCTACAAGCCGCTCGAGGACGATTCGTGGCGCTTCGACGCATACAGCGACGAGCAGTACACGAGGCTCTGCACTAAATTCCTAAACAGATATTACGATCGCGAGGTATCCATCACGGTACCGAGTAGATGGAAACGCGCGTACCTGCGCAAGCTCAACGAGATCATGCCCAAGTACAAACTGCTCTATGCGCGCGTCGAGCAGGGGATTAACCCCCTCCAGGAATCGCGCGACCGCGAGAAGTCGCGAGACATCTTCTCGGACTTCCCCGAGACGATGCTATCCGGTAACTCGGATTACGCGAGCACCGGAAACGACCGCGAGGCCGACACGATGCACGAGGGCAGCTCGACCGACAAGGCCGTGCAATTCGCACGCGAGTACGTCGACGTGGATGCTATGATTCTCGATGAGCTCGAGCGCACACTGTTCACCTCGATACTCACACCGACCGTCCCGCTTTGGTAAAGGAGGTGAAGCGAATGTTTACACCGCTTCCGTTTTTCAACCCCTGGATGCTGACGAACCCGACGCTCCCAAAGATGTATTGGGAGGTCAAGAGTCCCGAACAGCTGATCGCGAACCTTTATTGCATCATCGACGCCATCAAGGACCCCCTCAACGACTCTATCGAGCTGTCGAATAAGAACGCGGAGGCCATTGAGGAGATCAAGAAGGTCATCGAGTCTATCGAGAACGGGCAATACTACGATCAGTACATCGACGGCCTCGCGAAATGGATTGACGCTAATCTGCAGCAGCTGGTTGCACGACAGTCCAAATACGTGTTCCCCACGTTCTACCAGGAACCGGATACCGGGTGCTGGAGGTACGCGCTCGTCGTCCCGCAGGGCTGGGAACACCTCGATTTCGACTGGATTTTCGACGAACGCGACGACACCTATCACGTCCGCATCAACTATTAGATTAAGGAGCACCTATGCCTAACGTTTCCAACTTTGGAACCCAGACCGATAACGCAGTCGTACAGGGCACCGTGACGGACCGCGCTATGGTCATTCCCGACGTTCCCCCGCAGGGGCTTATGAGCGTGGGCCCGAGAGTTACGCCAAACTTCGTGAAGCCGCGCGAGTGGAACGATAAGACGACATATCATTTTTTCGACGCTGTAAAAGACGGAAACGGCAACGCTTATGTTGCAACCAAGCCCGTTGTCCCCGCTGGAACGAAGCTTTCCGATGAAAATTATTGGTTCTTGTGGGCAGACCCTGACACGCGAATTAACGAGCTAAACGAGATTGTAAAAACTTACAATCAGCGCATCACGAAGAACACAGACGACATCGCGCAGAACACGGCCGGCATCGCGAAGAACACGGCCGGCATCGCGAAGAACACGGCCGGCATCGCGAAGAACACGACCGACATCGCGAAGCTTAATACGGAGCTGACCAAGACAAAGAGCGACGTCGCGAAAAACGTATCGGATATAGCAGGCATTAACGGTAAGCTTGCCGCGATTACACCACTCGACAAAGCACCGACTATGAACAGCAACAAGGGCGTTACGTCTGACGGCGTATACAAATCGTTGCAGGCAGCCGTAAAGAGCACGCGCAGATGTGTCGTGGTTATCGGTGACTCATGGGTAATGACTGACCCGAATGACACCACAAAGCCGTATTATTCGCACTGGCTCACCTTATTCAAGAACCGCTACCCCGAAAATGTTTTCTTCACGCGATACGTTGATACAACGCCTACCACAATCATCCGCACCAAAAAAGAAATTGACATTCTCGCTAGTGATACTTCATTCAACAACGCAGACGTAACGGACGTGCTCATGATCGCGGGCCTCAACGGTGGCACATCTGCCGACGCTACCAGTGTCGCAGCCTACGCGCGCGAGAAGTTCAACGACAGCCTGACGTTCACGTGGGCGCAGAACTGCTACACACCGCTGCGTGTAATCTACAGTGGTAAAATCTCAACCGTTGACGCAACAACCTATATCAACAATGCGAACTCGACAACGAACAACAAGTACATCGACCTGTCCTCGGTACTGAACAGCCCGCACTTCTTCAGTAACGACTCAAACAACGTTGAGACCCGAGGGGCTAAAATCATCGGTTTCCATCCGTCGCAGACCGGAAGCCAACGACTGTTCTCCTTCTTCGCAGACTACTTTTTCACGGAGCACCTAGGCGCGTGGGGCAAACAGCCCTTCAATGCAGCCAACTTCAACTCCTGTTTCTATTTCGGCAACAGCGAGGGCAACAGATACAATAATACAGCCGTGTCGGTAGACTCGACGTTTGTTGATTACGAGCACGGCACATTCAAAATCGGGTTTTACTCTTCTACTGCATACACGAATCTGACCATCTGTAATTTCCTGCCTGTTTCCAATGCAGTTATCCCTACATTGCAACTTCCTTTGCTGCCTGCCTCAATCGTTCGAAGTGTCGCGCCTTCTGGTAATTTCTTCAAAGAATTCGGCCACATGTTCTTCGGTACCGTGTCAACTAACAGCCTGTCACTGATGGAGGGTAGGATGGCAACAGATAATGCCTCAAAGATTAATACGTTCTTCCTAGAAGCATAGCGTAT